CCAAGTTTGCAAAGCCCTTCACACCCCAGATGGCTGCATCAAGAATAAACCGGGCAAAGGTTTGGGCTGCTTTCTGCATCCCACCAAACATGCCATTGATCACCTCCTCCTCAACAAAGGTGATGAGCTCAGCAAAGGGAGCGCTGAGGTTGGCAGTGGTCATTGTCCAGAAGTTGTCCACAGTCTTGAGCAGAGAGCCCATTGCCCCAGAGAATTGAGCAGCTGCTGCAATCTGTGAGGTTGTCATAATCTTGCCAGCCTGCTCAGCTGCAGTGCCTAGTTGTTTGAACCCGGCTGCATTGTTCTCAAGCAGTGGCAGGAGCAGTGAAGCATCAGAGGCCATTGCCTCCATGAAAAACACTTTCTCACCCTGAGTGAGCCCATCCATTGCTTTGCCGATTTTAACCAGCGCTTTATCAGGAGAGAGCCCCACAAATTCCTTGGCATCAAGGTTGAGCTTTTCAAATAGGTCAGCCGCTGAGCCACCCCCGGTGATGAGGTAGTCGTTGATCTTGTCGGCAACATCTTTGAGAATATCGCCCATCTTGTCCTGATCAACACCCACACTCTTGGCAGCAATGCCCCATTTCTGCAGCTCCTCAGCATTCACACCAATTGCCCGGCTCATGCTGTCCAGCTCCCTGAGTGTGTTTGCCCTCAGAGTCATGGCTGTGAAAAAGGCCGCAACCCCTGCAGTTGCCCCCAGCGCCAGCTTGCCAATCTTCGCAATGGCTGAGCCAATACCTCTGAAAAATCCAGCCACTGCTTGGGCTTTCTCTTTCATCTTTGCTGCCCACTTGCCCACCTGCAGGGATGAGGTTTTAAGGGCTTGCACCAGCTTGGCACTATTGGCACCAAGGCTCACAACCAGTGTTGCAATGTTAGCCATTTGCTTTGCCTCCCAAGCCAGCCATGAATGCTGCCTTGAATTGTTCTGGGGTCATTTGTCGGGATGCCTCAAGCTCTTTCTCCCTCTGCTGCTGTTTCTGCCAATCATCAGATTGAGTGAGGTCATAGGCGATATATTCAGCGATCTCTGCAGAATCCATCTGAGAGAGCATCTGATTGAGCGGAATATGCAACCGCAAGGAAAGCGCCACACAGTAGCGCCTCCAAGGTCGCTGCATTAGTTTTTTGCTAGTGCCTCAACATCATCATCTGTGATGTGGTTCAAGCGCTGAGCAACAGCAAACACCCGATCAAGGGCAGCCGCAGATTTCTTGCCTAGTGCTGCAATGTCGCTCTCTGAAAACAGTAGATCACCATTCTCATCAACCAAGGATGCAGCCACATATTTGGCTCTGATGTTCTGCAGGTTGCTGCCACCATTCTTGCCAACAATTGATGCCTCAAGACGGTCACGAGCATGGCCACTCATCACGGCCACAATCACCTCACCGCCCCATTCAGGCACCTCGATCTGTTCGGTTTTGTTGTCATTCGCTTGGAGAATCTGAGCTTTGCTGAGCAGGGTCATTGTTCACCTTTGTCCATTTGGAAAGTGGGCAACTGGCACCAGCCAGCCACGTTTTGAATCTCATTGCGCAGCCACATTTGCGGCATGTGAGCAAACCACCGTTGAACAGTCTGTGAGGGCAGGCAGCGCATATCTCCAAACGTGCCCGCCTCTGTTCTGGGGTCGCTCTCTGCAGGAGTGGAATCCTGTTTAAGTTAAACCCCATCAGATCAGCTCCAAGTGATTGTGCCAGTCACTTTCAGTGAAGCTGTACCAGTCACAGTGGCATCAACACCACCTGTTGAGCTGATAGATTTCACATAAGCATTGAATGTGGCAATGTCGCCACCCGGCAATGTGATCACCATCTCTTTGACTGTCTGAGCAGCCAATGATGCAGCGAGTGCTGCCTGCCCCACATCAGTAGGATCACGCTGCAACTCAAGTGTGCAATCACCAAAGTCTTGCAGCCCCTGCCGCCACTCTTTTGCAGTTGATGCCAGAGTGGTCACATCAATATCAGTTGCCTGCCCATCACCAAAGGAAAAGCTCACCACGCCACCAATAACTTGCGCAGCATCAAGCTGATCCTCATATGAGATAGTTGTGCCCTGAGCGTCTAATACAGCCATATTTGGCCTCCTATTTTTTCAGATTGAATGCCTTGAATTAGGCTAAAAAAAACCTGCTCAGAGGCAGGCTGTTTGACTGTCTAATTTGACTGTCAAATTTATTGGAAAATGTAGTAATCAATTGCATACCTAAAGAGGCTAATTTCCTCCTCATGCGCTGGCTGTGCAGTGATTCTGCTTGAGTTGATCATGCACTGCTGAATAGCCACTCTCAGCGCCTGTGCGTCTGAGTAGGTGCTTGCCCATGCGTTGATCTGGTATCGAGCTCTTGTGCGGCCTGTGTCGCCTGAGAGAGTGTTGATTGGCTCATCACCTTGGAATGCCATAGTGACTGCCGGGAGGGTCACACTCTCTGGCAGGTCGCCATTGTAGATTTCATTTGTGATAGCAGTGATGCCAGCATCTGTGCTGAGCTGAGTGAATAACTGTTGTTCTGTCACATTGCTGCCCTCTTTTTATCTCTCGCTGCTTTGCGCTGAGCAGTCTTGAGTTTCTTGGCCATCTCCGCCTGAAAGATGCGGAAAAAGTTTGCTTGCTCTTGCTGCAGAGCTCGCAGCAAAAATGGGTTGGCCTTGGCTCCCTTCACTGGCTTAGAACCTCGCAGCTCATTGGCACTGCGCTTGTATTTTTTCCATGTGCCCGATCCCTTGTGGAAATACCATTTTTCACGCTTGGAGTTTCGGCTCACATTATGTGGCTGGGTGCCAAAGTGAACCCAGTTGGCATAGTAAACTTTCCGGGATCGCAGCCCTAGAAAGCCCGTCACCCTGTTGTTGCGGTTGGTTCTAGGTAATCGGAATTTGATATTGGCTCTAAGGGTTCCGCCGGGCACTTTTTTGTAAGTGCTCTTTCTGACTCCGTTCACAACCTTAGTGCCGGATTTCACAGAGCGCCCTGAGCTCACTGGCGCATTGCGCTTGGCCGCTTCCAGCATTGGCTTTGAGGCTTGTCTGATGCTGTGCCTGAGAGCCTTGTTGCCAATGTTTTGGCCAAGCTCTGCAAAAGCAGCTTCCATCTCTCTCAAGCCTTCAATGTCAAAGCTAATGTCACTGGCCATGCTTATTCCTGAATCTCTCGCACAGCAATGATCAGCTCTTTATCTCTGCGCATTGGGTTTGTGATCTGCACAATCTCAAACTGGGTGCCATCCAGAGCAATGCGCATATCAGCCAAGATGCCTGATTGGTATCGCACCCGCACTGCAAAACTGGCCTCATTGAGCACACGCTCATTGCTCCAATCTTCACGCCCGGTGATATCCAGCACCTCAGCCCATACCTCAGCAAACACTGACCAAACTGGTGTGGCTCGGCCATAGGCATCTTTCTGCATGGTGCGCTCAGTCAGAGTGATGCGCTCTCTCATCTTGCCGGGTTTCATATGTAGGCAACCTTGTGCTTGCTGAGCAGCAGATGCACTGCCATTGGGAGCTCACCAGAGATGGTGCCAATCACTGTGCTCTCTCGGTTTTCGTACCAGTGAGAAATCAGCAGTTTCATTGCAGCTTTCACTGAGTCAGGCACTGAATGCCGATCAGCACCAAAGCCTGCTACCACTGTCACAGTCACTGCCTCTGGGTGGGTGAGAGTCGTTGGCCAGCTCTGGCTGTTGGCCAATCTCAAGCAATTCACAGTGCCCTTGCCTAGCTCATAGGTTGCCGGGTCAAGAGTCTGCAAAGCACCATCAGCATCAAGGTATTGAACAGAGGTGATTGAGCTCACACCTGCCTGCAACTCAAGCTCTGAATCAGTGCTAGGAAACATTGGGAAATAGTGTGCATAGGTTGAATTGATCAGCACCCGGTTGATCATCTGCTCAACAGCATCAGCTGCTGCACCAATCAAAGTTTCAATCAGCGCATCATCATCACTGAAATCAACTCTGAGGTGCTGCTTGGTTTCAGCCAGTGTGAGTGGCAGGGATGCTGCCGGGGTGATCAGTTCAAAATTCATTGGGTTGATTCCTTGGAGTGAATAGCCTCACAGAAAGAGGCTCAAGCGAGCCCCTTTGAATGAGGTCATTCAGATGATTTTTTGCGAGGGGTTGAGGTGCGCTTTGCAGCTGTCTCAACCTTGTTCGCTTTCACAGCAGTTGCAAAGCCAGCATCAATCAAGCGCAGCGCCTCAGCTTCTGGCATCTCGATCTCTTGGCCGGGTGCAGCACTAAAGTCCACCCCTGCAATTGATGTGGTCATCTTAATGAGCATCATTAAACAGCCATAGTCAGCACTTTGACTGGGTTGCTGCCAGCATCCAACAGATCACCATCTGTGCGCATAATTGCGACAAAGCCAACCTGATGGAAATCAGCATAACGCTCAACCATTTTCACCATTGAGATGCCGCCAGCATCACGGATGATGTATTTGCTCATGTCACCGTAGGCAATAGGAGTAGTTGCAGAGCCAATGCTTGGCGCACCCTGATCAATGATTATTGAGTCACCATCAAATGTGCCCGGCTCACCACCAACAACTGATGGGTTCCAGAGTGGGCGTGAATTACCATCAACCAGCTTTTTGACTGCAGCCAGTGTTGAATCATTCATCACCCATGCAGCGCTGCCACGGTAAGCAGGATCAACAGAGTGCTTGAGATCAATCAACTCTGCATAAGTCAGCGCATTGTTTGCCGCTGCTGTCTTGCCAGAGGTTGCTGCAGTGAACAGGCCATTAGGCTGGCCAGTACCTGTACCAGTTGCATAGTGCGCTGCAGTACCACGCCCCAAACGCTCAGCAAATTTCTGCTGCAGGAATGCCTCAAGGTTGAATGCTGAATCAGTCAGCAGCTCAACAGGCACTCGGATAATGTTTGAGGTGTACTTGTACGCATTCAGCACAAGCTCACTGAATACAACATCCTGCTCAGAGTCTTGTGTGTTTTCACCCAAGATTGATCCAGCATTTGATGTGTCATTATCAGTTGGCATATGCAGTGGCTGGCCGTTGCTTGAACGGATAATAGTTGCAGCATTACGGATGCCACCAAATGCAACCATGGCAGACTCAATTGAGCTTGCCCACTCTTCTGGCACAGTGAAGCCACCAGCAGAGTCAGTGCCTACTGCCTGAGCTCGCATCTCAGCCATGATGTTGCGAACCTCAGCAGATGCTGGGTTGGTCTCTGGGTGAGAGCGCATAAATGCATTGAATGCCTCAGCTTTTGCCATCTGTGGCTTGGCTGCTTCACGCACCTCCTCAGTCACATCAGAAACTGAGAAATCAGTTTTGCGCAGTACCTCAATGCGAGAATCCAGAGCTGCAACATCATCAGCCATTGCATCCCACTGTGAGCGCTCATCAGAAGTGAGGCCACGGTCTGCAGCTTCTGCAGCTTCTACCATTGAGCGCATCTGCGCTGCCACGCCTGCTCGCTTATCAAGCAGCATTTTCTCTTGCTTAGTCATTTCGACGTTCCTTTTTTTGGATACAAAAAAACCCACAGTTGTGGGTGATAGTTCTAGGCTTTGACCACTCAAGTGGCGGGTGCCAAGATCAACACACTTTCACCTGCTCATGCAGATTCTTTTGTGTCCCCAATTTTTCGCCCGTCAATCAACTGCTGTTTCAGTTTCATCAGCTCTCGCTGGTAGTCAGCCATTGTTGCTGGCGCTGGTGTCTCAGTTTCTTTCTCAGCTTCACGCTGCTCTTGCCACTGCTGCATTGAGCGCAAGCCCACTGAGGCATCTGGATATGCTGGGTAGGTCACAGGTGAAACATCAAACAGCTGGCTCACCTTGTTGATTGTGCGCACCACAGTGCCACTGCGATCCTCCCAGCTATCAGAGTCAACAGTGAATGCAAAACTACTCTGGGTAATATCGCCACGCTTCATGCTCTCAAGCAGATCACGCCCGGTTGTGGTGTTTGGCATCTCAAACTCATACGCCAAGCCCTGCTCATCAACTGAGAGTTTCAGGGTGCCTGATGCAGTTCTGGCAAGCAGGTGGTTGGGGTCATGGTTGAAAAGAGCACGCACATCATTATCAAGCACCGAATCAAAAGCGCCCGGTGCAATGATTTCTCGGAACCCACCAAGGTTGTCACTCATGCTGTTGAAAACAGAGGCATAGCCACGCACCATTGTGCCCTCACCCTGCTCTGCTGCTCTCACTTCTATCTCTGAGCCAAAGGCTCTCTTTTCAGTGCTCATCTGTGATCACCTCAAGTTGCTGAGAGCGCCACAGCTCCCATTGGGTTTCTGGCAATGAGCGCAGTTGCTCTGCCGCTTGTGTGTTTGCTGCTCTGACTGTCTCAACAGAAAGCTGCAAATCCTTTGCAATTCGTGTGGTTTGTTTTTCAAAATACTCTGTTGCCCACTCATCAAAATTCTCTTTACTCTGAGCCCGGCTGATTGCTGCAGCTTCTGATGCTGCTAGGCGCTCACAGGCTGCTCTCTGCAGCGCTTTAAGGTGAGAGCGCACTGATTGATCAGGCTCCTCAGTTTGCCCGGCAGGTGCCATATTGAGCGGTTGCAAATAATCATCACCCTCTGGGATCGGGCTGAGGTTTTCTAGCCTGCGAATATCGTTGATGCTCAGCCAACCCCACTGCCGGGCTGTTGCATAGCTGGTGAATCGAGAGTTGGTATCACCCCGCAGCAGCGCATCAATCTTATGCTCAATGAAATATTTGCCTTTCTCAGATGGCATCAGCAGCTTGCGGTTGAGCTCTTGCTCCCAGCGCACCAACCAAGGCCGCAGGGAATGAGTGATAAACTCAATAGATTGGTGCTCGATATTGGAGAAAGTGGAGCGCTCAAGATCACCCAGCAAGTGTGGTGGCACCCGGAAAATGCGTGCCACATCAGTCACACTCAGCTTGCGAGATTCAATGAATTGCGCATCACCTGGAGGCAAACCAATCTGCTGATAAGTCATGCCTTCTTGCAGCACAGCTGTCTTGTGAGCGTTGCTGTTGCCTGAATAAAGTCTTGTCCATTCAGAGCGCAAACGATCAGCTGCCTCTTTGCTCAGTTTCTCTGGGTGAGCCAAGATGCCTGATGGGGTTGCACCGTTGCTGAAAAACTTTGCACCAAAGTCAGTGGCCGCCATGCCCAAGCCAATGGCTCCTGCTTGCATCCTGATGGGTGAATACCCTTTGAGGCCATCAAAGCCAAGGCCAGAGATATGCAGCACATCATGCGCATCAAGCACCACCTGCTTGCCATCAATCTCTGTCTCATAAACCTGCACCCCTTCAACCATCTTGGGAGTGGTGCGATCAGGCATGAGTGGCAGGATGCGCTGAGGCCGCCCCTGTCGGTTGTACTCAACAAACGCATAAGCATTGCCCCAAGTAGAGCAGTGCGCCATCAAGGTTTCACGCAACACAAAGCTGGTCATGTAGTCGTTGGGCTCATCATGCAACACTGCATAAAGAGGATGGCCAGTGGCAGGCTTTCGCCCACCATCCGGGGTGCGCTCATAAATCATCAATGGGAGGCTGGCCACTGACTCTGAAAGCACCCGCACTGCAGCCCAAACTGCAGAGAAACTGAGAGCAGTCTGCTCATTAACAGACACCCCTGAATCAGCAAAGAGAGAATCTAAAGCACCGCCTGTGATGCTCTTTCGAGGATTCTCAAGAGAGCGCTTTTCTGCCTTGGTAATCTGCAGCCCAAATAGTTTCATAAGACAAAAAGCCCCTCTGATTCATAAACACTGGGCGCTGCATCTCTGCGCCTCAAGATACGAGACACCGCTGAGAACAAAGCAACAGCGCCATCAATTTTGTTGTCTGGGTGTTGTTTCCTTGGAAACACGTTTTCATTGTTGTCCACCTTGGCCACCACATTGCTCATCATCCAAGTGAGCAGTGGGTTGTCACCATGATGCAACTTGCCGCTGATCACCTGAGCCTCAACCTCTTTCATTGATTCGCTGAGGTTTTTCACCGTCTGCGGTAGCTCTACCATTGGAGCGCCATCACCTGCCAATCTGTTTGCCAGCTGCACTGAGCCCCAAGGGTCAAAAGCAATCTCCTCAATCTGCAGCTCAGCAAGCCACTCCCGGAGATCAGCCTCAATCACTTCATGGTCAATCACCGCACCCTCTGTGAGTGTCAGGTATCCGCTTTCAGCCCATGCTGCGTAGCGGTTGCCAATGCTCCTGCTCTTGATCTCAATAGCATCAGAGGGCAGCCAGAATTTGCACTTGAGGTGCAGCTCACCCGCCACATCAAAAACCGCAACCGCTGCTGCAATGTCTAGCTTGTTTGCAAGGTCGAGCCCCACAATGCAGGGAGCACTCTGCAGCACTGAGTCATCAGCAATTGGTGGGCAGCGCTCCCATTTATCCATGTCTAGCCACGCACTCTCAGCAGACACCCACACATTCAAACGCTTGGTGAGAAAGTTGTTTCTCGCAGTGATTACCTCTGAGGCTTTCTTGGCTAGTCGCTGAATATCATCCCAGCGCACAGACACACCAATGTTCGGGTTGGCTTTCACCCAATTGGTTTCATCTTTCCAATCATCACCATCATCCAGTGTGTAGATCACCCCAAAGGTTGAATCATCTTGGGTGACACCAGAGAGCACTTTTGTCAGATAATCCCTGAGCTCAAAGCAGATGCCTTGCTTGTTGAAGCCTGCCGTTGTGATGGCAAACATAATTGGCTGGGATCGAGCCCCTACCGCTGTCTCAAGCACATCCCAAACCTCCCTTGTTTTGTGAGCATGGAGCTCATCAACTAGGCAGGCATGTGGGTTGAGCCCATCAAGGCTGTTGGCATCAGCGCTTAGTGGCTCAAACTTGCTGGCACTGGTTGGCACATTGATGTTGAGCTTGTTGGTTCTGAATAGCCGCTTGAGGATTGGTGAGCGCTCAGCCATCTGTTTTGCGTCATTGAACACAATGCGGGCTTGCTCTCTTGTGGTCGC